CGATAATCATGTACATCATACATGGAGACCTAATCACGATTCAAATAAGAAAACTAGCACTCTCCAACTACATAAAAACATGAGGAATTATCATGTTAATACAAACGGATGGGATGATGTAGCTCAACATATCACCATTGGTTATGATGGTGTAGTTATTCTCGGTCGTGATATTCGTAAAATTCCTGTGTCTGCAAAAAACTATAACGGAACTACTAATTTACACCCTTTTGCTTATGAAATGATCGGTGACTTTGACAAAGGTAACGATAAATTGGAAGGAAAGTAACTAGATGCCGCAATTAAGATTTCACGTTATTTCTATAAAAAAGGTAAAGGCATTGTATTCCATAGAGAATGTTTAATAAATGGTAAGCAACCGAAAACTTGTCCAGGAACAGGAATTGAAAAAAGTTGGTTCATGTCTCTAGTTAAAGACTCTAAGTTTGATGTTATTAAAGTGGCTGTACCAATCAAAGAAGAAGTCGGATCAGTTATTATAGAAACTCCATCTAAGCCTGTTGCCTCCTCTTCTAAACCAATTACACAACCTACTCCTACACCCACTAAAACACTTGGGTTGGTAGATTGGATGAAGTCTAAAGGAATGGATTCAAGTTACAATAATCGAGCTAAATTGGCGAAAGAAAATGGTATAGCTAATTATAGTGGTACTGCTTCCCAAAACGAAAAGTTGCTCGATCTGTTACAAGCTGGAAATAAACCTGCTTCTTCATCAAAATCTACTCCTAAAACGAACGCTAACCCTAAGAATTTAGGTTTAGTAGACTGGATGAACGCTAATAAAATGAATTCTAGCTTTTCTAATCGTGAAAAATTAGCTAATCAATATGGAATTAGTGGTTATAAAGGAACTGCTGACCAAAATATTAAATTGTTAGAAAAGTTAACTAGTGGGGCTAAAGTAAGTACAAAAGCTACTTCTTCCCCTACTATAAAAGTTGGAGCTAAGGTTACCTTAAAATCTTCTGCAACTAAATATGCAACTGGTGAAAGTATTCCTAAGTCAATTAAAGGTAAAAAATATACAATTCAACAAGTTGGTAGTGGCAAAGTTTTATTGAAAGAAATTTATTCATGGGTTAAAACTAGCGACTTATCTTAATACGTTATCACTCCCCTTCTGTTCATTCAGTTGGGGATTTTTTATTAAAAATTTATAGGAGGAATAAGTAATGGATAAATTTACACTTATTAGAACAATTGTATTGGCAGTAGCACTAATTAACCAATCTTTAGTATTAGCTGGATATTCACCACTTCCCTTTGATGATGCGCAAGTTGAAAATACAGTGACTATTGTTTTCTCAGTAGTAGCTTCCTTACTCGCTTGGTGGAAGAATAACAGTATTACTAGAGAAGCTAAAGAAGCAGATAAGTATTTGAAAGAATTAAAAGATAAAAAATAATATAGGAAAATCCAGTGGGCAATGGAGTAAACTCACTGGATTTTCTTTTCATGGTGTAACTCTTGGATGTTTAAAGGTGTAATTATAATGTTCCCCTTAAAGTTAAATTTTATTAGATATTTTTAATAAAGTTCAGGTTCGTCATAATAAT